AGGATATGATTGAGTATGATAAGACATGGCAAATAACTGAAGCAAACAGAGCAATGGGTGAAGCTTATAATGCACTGCTGAATCATATCCATTTGTATCCTATATTGAGTTATAACTATCCAGATAAGAACAAAACTGCAGCTGATACAACTGGCGCAACTTTACTGGAGAGACTCCGCAATACAATCAAAGCAGGATTGATCCATGCTAGCCAGGATAAAAATACGGACACTGGAGCACCTAGGAGACCTACGGTGTTATTGGCTCACAGCTCCCGCAGGTGGGATATAGAGGAATGTCTACAGAGGATGCAGATTGGCGGGACCGTGTATCCAGCTATTAGCCAGATAGATACTCTCATATTTTATGATGGATGGAGCACGGTTGTAGGTGAAAAGACTTACGAGTATCCTGGTGTAGATCCAAACAAAGCATATCTCATTGAACCGCAAAAATATTTCCGAGAACTCGTAAAGCATGACCTACGTATAGACGCCAGCGGTGCGGATTTAACCAGACTTATCGAAAATGCTATTGTAGCCAGAGCACGTCGTGGCGTAGTTGCCTCTCCGGCAAATGCTGTAGAGGAACTAACTCTTCCAAGCTAAAGAAGGTGAAATAAATGGCTAGATGCAAAGATTGCGTCTGGTATCCGTGGGTACCAGACGCTGATGTTTCTATGCTACCAGCAGTAAAATGCCACCCGGATTTACCAGCTAGAAGATGGGCAATAGAATCTATCTCACTTGAACATAACTGCCCTAAATATAAGGCGGTGATAAAAGATGATACCGACACCGGAATTGAGAACAAAATTGAGGAAGCTTCTCGACGAAAGAATACCAGAAGGCGGAAGTGATGCAGATACCCGCTTTCTTGATGCGGATATAGACGAACTACTAATTGATGCTGCAAATATCTACGAAGCCGCTGCCGCTGGGTGGACGCTCAAAGCTGGAATGTTTCAACGAGAACTCGGGCAGATTGAAAGTTATGCAGTAGGGCAGGAACGTTATGACCTGCGGAAACTGCAGGAAATGATAGATTATGCACTGAAAATGGCCGAGACTTATGGCCGCATGGCCGCCAGCAGCATGGGGAGCATGATATTGAGACTAACGCCGCCGGAGGTGTTGTAAAATGGATTTAGTGACACTCCGGCGGCAGCATATATCCTGGGCAATTCAGCAGAATCCGGTGACGATAACCATCCAGCGAACCGAGAAAAAGGACGTGGGTGGTTATTTTGATGAAGTAAAAAGTACAAAAGGCCCTTTTATAGTTAGAATTTTTACGGAAGGAAATAGAGTACCGGTTGATGTTTCAACATTAGCAGGAACAAAGCAAATAGATAAAGGCTGGGGCCTATTGGCTGATTATAATGCCGACATAAAAGCGGGCCCTAATGTGCTAGATGAATTTGATACACCAGCAGGGCATTTCATCATTAAAGCAGTTTATCCACAGTATTTACAAGGTGAGCTTGTTGGCTATCAAGCTGATTTAGAGAAGGTGAGTTAAATGGCGCTAGGCGACCAGACAAGAGAATTTATTGAAAGGAAGAAAGCTGGGCTCTATGCTCTCCTTGATGACTGGGCCGGGCAATTAGAAAACTATGCTAAAACCCATGCTCCCTGGACGGATAGAACAGGACATGCCAGACAAGGCTTGCATGCTGGAGTGGATGTACGGGGAGAACAATTGGTGCTTTATCTCTCCCATGGTGTTGAATATGGTCGATATCTGGAAGAAGGGACAGGAAAATACGGACCAAAGGGCAAGCCTTTCATGATAAAACCTGTTAACAAGAAAGCATTATACTGGGAAGGCGCTGAACATCCTGTTAAAAAAGTTACACATCCTGGTATGAAAGCCAGAGCAATAATAGGTCCGACCGTGGATACTCACTTATCGCGCATTCGTAAAACGGTGATTGATTACTGGAGTGATTAAACATGAGAGCTACTATAAGACAATTGCTAATTGATGGCGTGTCACAGGTCCAGGGGCGTGTTTATGAGCCTCAGGCAGCTGGAGTAAATACACAAAAGCCGTTTTTAGTGCTTAGAGAAGGCGCGCAAGATCCAGAGGCAGACTGGGCAGCATTTTCTACAATTGTCGAGGTATGGCCTTACGTTAATCGAACCACATTCGAGCAGGTGGATGCCATTGCCAACGCCGTGATAAATGTTCTACACCGAGCAAGATTTTCCGAAGCGGGAGAGCAATATCTTGCCGACTACATCGGCACTACCGGCCAGGACTTCGTCGATGAGGAATGGGATGCTATCACTCGTGGTCTACGCTTCCGGGTTTTTGCTTTGGGCTGGTTAAACGGCCTTACTTACGACCCAGACCCAGTAGCGGTATTGCAAAGCTGGGCAAAAACAGCATGGCCTGAAGTGCATACCGATCCTGCTTCATGGTCTCCTGCCGATACTGCACCGGGAATCTACTGGCGATTAGTGCGAATTGCACCAGTGCAGATTACGGCAGCAGTGAACTGGTTGGAAGCACAGCTTGCAGGGCACATTCTAGCACCTAGTGCGGCAGTAAGGCTTACTTGGATAAGAAAGCTCACGGAAGGCCTGGCTAAACAGCGTAGGCTTACAATGTCTGATGGTGGTCCTTTAGAACTGTTAAAAATTACGGCTGATAGTGAGGCCGACCCTATGAGGCGAGGCCAGGTGCAACTGACGGCCAGATTTGGAGTGTTGCAACCTATTGCTCAAGCTGAAGTTTTGGGCAGGGCTGTTGTTGGCGGTGCAGTTACTGGGGAGGTGAGATAATTGGCTAAGGAAAAAGCCGTTTCTGTTGAGCAAATCCAGCAGCAAGAGCCTGTTTACAGTCGTGAAGAACTTATTGCCGCGGCTTCTTCTTTTGGCGTGAAGCCGGAAGTAGTGGCCGGGGCGTTAAGGTTAACCGGCAAGGATGCAATGACAAAAGCAGAAGCTAAAAAGGCTATTAAAGCATTCTTAGAAAGGAAGGTGTAGTAAATGGCTGGTTCAGTATTCCAAGTAGGCGAGCAAAAAATAAGGCCCGGCGTGTACGTCCGGGTGACTAGCACTGGTGAACTGCCGGAAGCGATTGTGCTGCAGGGTATCGTAGCGGCGCTGTTCCGTGCATCTTGGGGACCTCTGGGCGAGGTAACTTATCTTGAAAATGCCGATGCGGTTACCTCTACCTTTGGAAATAGCGGTACTATTGACACTGCTCTTGAGGCATTCCGTGGTGGCTGTCGTCAGGTAGTGGGTTACCGCCTGGGCGGCGGCGGGGCAAAAGCTGCCATTACTCTTAAAGATACTTCTGCTACTCCGGTAGACGTGGTAACTATTACCGCCAAATATGAGGGCGTGCGCGGTAATGACTTCAAAGTAACTATCAGGGATTCCCTCACCGATACGACTAAGCGAGAACTCCTGCTTTACGAGGGAGTAACGCTACTGCAGACAGTTGCTTTCGCCAAGGGCACTACGGAGCCGCAGGACCTGGTAGACGCAGTAAATGCTTCCAATAGTCCATACATTACAGCAACTAAGCTGGCTGACGGCAACGGGGTTCTGGCAGCGGTAACCCAGCAGCCCCTTGCGGGGGGTGCTGACCCGACTGTAGATGGCGCAAGTTACGATAGCGGCCTCTCGGCAATTGAAGCTATCGACTGGAACGTCCTAGCTGTCGATAGTGAGGACCCGGCTATTCATTCCACCGTGCAGACCTACATTGACCGGGTGCGCAATGAAGGTAAGCGGGTACTTGCGGTCGTGGGCGAACCGACTAGTATCCAGCTTTCCACGAGGCTTGCTAATGCAAAGACCTTCAACGATCCAGCTATTGTCTATGTGGCTAATGGTTTCAAGGGCTCTGATGGCGTAATCCGTGAAGGCTATAAAGCTGCCGCTAGAGTAGCTGGTATGATTGCGGCTGCTAACATTACCGAATCCCTTACCCATGCCGTGGTCAAAGGTGCCACCGAACTTGTTGGCGCTCTTACCAATGCGGAAATAGAGCAGGCTATCCAATCAGGTGCTTTGGTGTTCACGATGTCTGCACAAAAACAGGTGCAGATTGAATATGGTATCAACACTTTTGTGACTGTTATTGCTGACATGGACGCAGGCTGGAAGAAAATTCGCCGAGTGAGGACCAGAGATAATCTCATGGATCGCATTTCGGCTACATGGGAACCTCTTGTAGGCAAGATTAGCAACAGTCCAGATGGCAGAGCAACATTGATCGCGGCAGCTCAAGGCATCATTAACAAGATGGTTGCCGAAGGTGCACTGTTAAGCGGAACAATTGTTGAGGATAAGAATAATCCACCGACAGGAGACAGTGCTTGGTTTGTAGTTCAGGTTGATGATCTTGATAGTGTTGAAAAAGTCTATATCACATTTGGTTTCCGGTTTACTCCGGAATCTTAATGGAGGTGTTTTAGATGGCTGATGGACGCTACATTTTCAGAGACTGTGTACCTGATGGGAATATCGATATTGCGAATGTAAAAACGGGAGAAATAATAACTAGGTCATGGTCCTTTAGGGTCAATAGTCCTCCAGAGTTACAGAGTTTGCTTGATAGTGGTACTTTTGATCCGCGAAATATTTTGAGAGGCTACGATGGAGAACTTTACGACGGCGATGGAAATTTTCTCGCAGAAGTAAATGAATGGCTAGCCCAGTTAAATCCTGATAATTCAGATTACAAGCCTGCTGGGAAAAAGATTACGTGGGCTATTCCTCAGGGATATAGTGTGACTCTCACATTTACGGAAACAGTTATAAAAGATGCAAGATTGTTGCAGAAAATTGTTAATGGGCTCAAAGACGGTGAGCCGGATGCAGTACTGAATTTCATGGGCGTATTGCGTGGGCATAATGCATAATGGAGGGATAGAATATGGATGAAGCTAAGAGGGATGAACTTTTAGCCGCTGAAGATACTATACTACAGGACATTAGCGGCGTTCTGGAGGCAATGGAAACCGTAACAAGGTATGAAGTATTTGAAGTGGTGAGGGAAGGTAAAAAGCTATTCTCTTTTAGAGTAAGAGGATTGGACGACGAAGAAATAGAGAAATGCCGTGATCAGGCAACAAAGGTGGTCAAAGACCGCAGGTTAGGTAATCTTGCGGTTCCTCGGGATTTCAACGCTGCAAAATTCAATTCGCTTATGATTTATACTGCTACGCATCCCGAAGACAAGAAGGCATTATGGGACAATAAAACTCTTTGGGATAGAGCTGGAGTTTTAGCAGGTTGGCAGCTTGTAGATAAGGTTCTAAAACGCGGCGAAAAAGATGCAGTAATTGAGCTAATAGAAAAACTTAGCGGTTATGGTGAGGATAACGAAAACCTTGAAGAAACACTAAAAAACTCATAAAGGCAGGAGGGAGAACCACCCTCCTGCACCACATTTTTCAACGGCTCGGGATTACACCAGATGAATTTTATAGTAAGCCATACAAAGTAAGAGCATTTATGCTGGCTTCTATGCAGGTGCAACTTGAGGTAGAAGAAGAACAGCAACGCGAAATAGAAAGGAGGGCAAGGGATGGCGGAAAGTGAAATTTACCGCATTGAAATACCAATAATTGTTGACGACCAATCAGAAGCACCCATTGAGCGAGCTAGAGAACGGGTAAATCGGTTTCAACGTTCAGCAGAAAAAACAAATGAAAGACTACGCCGTATGGCTGCTAGGGAATACAGACTTGGAATTTCCACTCGCGACAGAGTTTCACCAACATTAAGCAAAATACAGCGTAATCTATATGGCATAGCCAACAAAACCTGGAAAATCACTTTGCAGGCAAAGG